CTTGGTCAATCAGCCACTTGTACGTGCCGTTGACCGTCACGAACAAGGCGCCATCCTTGCCGAGTTGCTTGATCTCCTCGGCGTGGTCGGCCAGCGACGGTCCGCCGGCCAGCAGGTAGATCGCCGTGTCCTGCTTCTCGTGCGGGCAGACTTCCTGCAGGCCGAGGGCGAGGTTGGCCTTCATGTTCTCGCGGATCCGCTCCTCGCTGACGTTCATGCCCGTCAGGTCGGTCACGTCCTCGCCGTTGGCGTAGACGGACGCGAAGAAGACCACCGCCTCACCCAAGTCCTCGGAGGCGTCGATGCGGAAGCCGAGGCTCGCGAGCTTGCTGTGCCACCAAATCGCGTCCTGCACGGTCAGGTGCAGTTGCTCGCCGATCAGCACGCCCATGTTGTCCTGGATCGTGCTGATGGCGAAGAAGACCTTGGTCGCAGCCCGGCCGACGTTGGCCAGCACGACATCCACATCCTCTGGCGGGATGTGCTCCATGACGTCGGTGCAGTAGCCGAGATCGGCCGTCCATTCGTGCGGCCACGGTTTTGTCAAGTCATGCTGGACAAAAACGAAGTCCGGGCCTAGTTCTGCCTGAACTTCTCGGTCCAGGCATCCCGTCACGAAGTCCATCGCCCACACCTGGGCGCCGGTCATCCGGCGGATCAGTGAGGCGCCGCGCCCGGTCCCGCAACCGAAGTCGATGACCCGGTGAAACGGCTGCGGATTCGCAGTAGTAACAAAGCGCTCCACAAGATGCTCGCCGGGAGCAATAGCCCGGTAAGCATCGTGCGAACTCCAGAGTTTTTCGTACTTGGCTTGCTCGACATTCACGTCCATCAGTACGCGCTGCGGTCGCGCCGCAGAACCATCGTCACGTTGATCGTGGCGCCGGCACCGCCCGACAGCAGCGGTCGCGTCTTCAGCGGGATCTCGCTGATGACCACGCTGGCGGCGGCCGACATTGCGATGTCGGTGCCGCTGTGATCGGTCAGTGATGCCCAAGACGAGCCGTCAGCGCTGCCCTGGATGGCGACCGAGGCGCCGCCGAAGGTGCCGTCAACGCTCACCGTGCGGTCGGCGTAGTCGGCCCAATGCTTGTCGAGCACGGCGCCGTCGGCGTTGGTGTTCGTGAGCACCCAAACGATCTTGGCTGCGTCGGCGCCGAGCTTGGTGATGGTTGGATTGACAGTCGCCATGGCTACTCTCTCGCTGCAAGGATTTCGGTGAGCCAGGCCGCGCCGCGCGCGCCGGCCGGGTCGTGAACCACGCTGAACGGCGCGATCAACCCGGTGCTCGGGATCAGGACGTTGCGAACCTCGCCGTTCTCGATCGGCGTCTCGCTCACGTATGTCGTGAGCTTCATGCGCGCCAGCGTCTCGACGTACTTGCGCTTGATGACCTGCGGCTGGTTGCGCGCAACGTTCTGGCGAATGCCGTTGACGAACAGTTCGATGTACGGCTTCGCGAACTTGTCGGAAGACGGATGGACGATCACCGTCACCGGGTCTTCCATGAACTTGAGCATGTCGAGCTTGGTGGTGTTGCGCAGCGCGTCGGCCGGCACCGCCTCGATGTCTGCCGGGTCGACGCGGGCGTCACCGGTGACTGGGATTTCGCGGGGCGACAGTTGCCCGACATTGCCGTCGCCGGCAATCAATTCCTTGGTACTGCTTGGTGCGACGATTCGCTGCTTGGCACTCATAAGCCTCCTTGCTGGTGAAAAGAAAAGGGGCCACAAATGGCCCCTTGTTTGTTACGCTTTGCGGATGAAACGTGAACTACGAATCGCCTACTTAGCCGGGCTGATCGATGGAGAGGGATGCATCTCCATGCAGAGCAGAGGACGTGGTAAGACACGTAGGCCGGTCATTAAAGTCAACATGACCTGTCTCGCCACAATTAAGACGTTGCGAGACACCTTCAAAGCAGGCCATATTTGCTGTCGACCGCCACCAATCGCCAAGCCTTCATGGAAACAACAGTGGGAGTGGCGCGTAACCGACAAGAGCGCAGTAATGGTGATTGCTCTGATACTGCCGTATCTGATTACCAAGAAATCCGCCGCCCAAGACGTATACGTCAGCCGACTCGACGGGAGGAACGCCTCCTGTTAGGAAGGCGCCCTCGGTTGCTGCCGTCAGCCGCTTACGCGGTCTGCGGCCGATCAGGCATGCCGAACACGTCGGTCACGACATAGGTCATGCCGGTCGTGTTCCAGTTGCTCGAGCCGACCGTGAACGTGCCGGACAGCGTGGCGCCGCCCTTCGCGATCACGTAGGCCATCGGGCAAAGCGTGTCCGGGATTTGCGGAAACTCCGGCGCATCCAGGAACGCGCCGGCCGAGTCCAGCGACACGACTTCGCCGGCCACGAGCGCAACGGCATCCGCTGCCGTCAGGCAGAAGACGACGATTCGCGCCTGATTGGCGGTGAGCGTGATGGCAGCTGCCGTGACGGCATCGGTCGTCGGTGTTGCGACTCCCGAGTCCGCTGCGTGCGTGATGGCCTTGCCGCGCAGGGCAAAGACGCCGGCCGAACTCGAGTTGGTCGTTGCGGCGCCAGAAATGCCGGTCAGAGCGGCCTTGCCGAGGAAGGCGGTAACTCCAGTGAATACCTTGTTGTCCATGATTCTTTCCTTTTCCTTTCGCGACCTAGCTGGTCGTCGTCAGTGCGGCCGGATTCCACAGGCTCGCAAAATCAGTTCCGGTGACGCCACCATCGGCGTCGAGCTTGGCGTTGATGCCAACGATTGCAGCACGCAACGCAGTCACGTCGACCAGCAGCGCGTCGAGCAATGACTTCAGCTCTTTCGCGTCTTGGTAGTTCGCGACCTTGTTCAGGCGCTTGTTGATTGATTCGGGCATGTCGGGTCTCCGTTAGGGAGAGCAGGCCCGGCGAACCGGGCCGCTCAATGGTTACAGCGCGGTGACGCCGACTTCGGCCGCAGCCATCCAGCCGTCGTTGGTCACGAGGGCCGCCCCGTAGAACTTCGCGCCGATGTAGCCGCGCTGTCCCAGCGGGTCGTTCTTGTCCTTCGTGCCCGGCGGCAGCCAGGTCGGATCCAGCGAGTCCTTGCCGCGCAGCGCCACGTCGCCCGCCGCGTCCTCGGCCATGACCAGCACCGGGTAGACGTCGAGCAGCGTGCCGGTCGTGGAATACAGGCCGGTAGAGCCGATGGCTGCGCCAACGTCCGGGATGGACGCCAGTTCCGGCGACAGGATGAAGCGGAAGCCCTCGCAGCTGCCGACTTCCTCGGGGGAGATCGGTTTGCGCTGGCCGTAGGCCGCCACTTCCTTGAAGCCCGGCAGGTCACGGATGTCGTTCTCGACGTCGGTGTGCGCGAACACGAGGTACGCGGCTTCCACCGGTGCCGTCGCGAAGTTCGGCGACGCGGCCAGGATCGAGGTCTTCGTCTTGGCGTGGTTGGCCTTCAGGCCGCGCGTGATCTTGCGCAGGAAGCCGAGCGTGATCTTCTCGTCGACCGTGGCGCGAGTCGTGCCGCCCGCATAGAACTTGTTCGAGCAGGCCTTCAGCGCGCCGTAGCGGACCATTTCGCGCACGAGACCCATGCGCTCGCCGGTCTGCTTCTTCATTTCCGTCGGGATTTCGGCGCCGTCTTCCGACAGGTCAACCGTCTTGTCCGTCAGGCTGTAGAGGCAGGCGTAGCTGTTGATCGTCACGCTGATGTCTTGCGGGACGAGCGTGTCGGCGTTCGGCGTCGTGCCTTCTTGAAGGACGTGCGCCAGCGCGTCGACCGACCAGCGGTTGATCGTGTTGGCGTTGGTCGTGGCTCCGCCGTAGGGCAGCCAGCGCCGATACGTGATCGTCTCGCCGCCGTTCTTCGGCATTTTCTTCATCGTGGTGCCGAGGCCCAGGACTTCGACGGGCGCGGCGTGGGCGAGGATTTCGCCCTTGATCCGGCCGATCCGTTGGGCCGGGCTGTTCAGGGTTTGAACTCCCATTTTTCAATACTCCGGTGTTTAGCCGCCCTGTCTGGCCGTTTTCCAGCCGAGAGCAAAGGCGTCTTCTTCTGTCAGGACAGACTGCGCTGCCTGACCCGGCATGCCCTTCGGCACGGCGGCGGCGGCGAGTCGCGCTTGTTTACTGACGCCAGCCGGTTTCACTGCCGCCGGAGCGGGAGCGGGTGCGGGCGCGGGCTCAATGGCCGGCGCCGGAGATCCGGACTGCGTTTGCCGGAAGGTCTTGAATTCCGTGATGGCGTCCGACACGAAGTCGGCGTCATTGGTCTCCATGAACTTCTGGCCAAATCCTTCTTCTTTCGTTGCTACCCAGGCCTTGAAGGCCGGGCTGATGAGGTACTTGCCGTCCGAACCCTTGACCGGCGCACCGGTCTCGTCCTTCAGTGCAAGCTCGGCTTCCCAGTTCGGGTGTGCCTTGGCGAGGGCTTTGCGGTTCATCCGCTCCTCGACTCGCGCTTCCACGCTCTCAGTGATGGCATCAACGTCAACGCTCGGCGCGGCGGGCTGGGCCGTGGCGCCACTGAACGCTTTCGTGAGCCCCTTGATGAGGCGCGGCGCGAGTTCGGGGTACTCGCCGCCTACTTCTTCTTCCAGTGCTGCACGGATCGACTCCTCCAGTTTGCGAGCGCCTTCCGCAGCCGCAGATCCCTGCGGGTTGGTGCGCTGCACGGCTTGGAGTTGCTGAAGCGTGCGATTGATGCCGCCGACGGTGCCGGCGAGTTTGTCGAGACCCTGCTTCAGCGATCCGCTCTCGGACAGCAGGGCGCGAAGCCCTGTCTTCTCCTCCTGCGTCAGATCGTTGAAGGCGGTCTCAACCTGTGCATCCGTGACTGGTTCGACTACTGCTGCCGGCTCGCCTTCGACTTCTCCGAGGAATTCATCCATTGCCGCCTGTGTGTCGGCGGGAACGGCTGTGGCCTGGGTGGTTTCTTCGATGCCTTGCGTCTCGTTGAATCCAGCCAGAAGCGCGTTGTCTTCGGATTCTTCGTCGGTGGTCGTGGTCTGCGTGTCTTCCGTTGTCACGGGGTTGGCTCCTCAAATGCAAACGCCGCCCGGAGGCGGCGCTGATGGCCCGACGGCGCCTGTTACGGCGTGGTCGGCGTGTTGATGACCGGCTCGGGCTTGTCCCGGTCCAGCCAGAATTTCAGTTCCTTGATCTGCCCGCGCAGGGCAGTCGTTTCCGTTGCGTCGAGGCTCACGTTGTCGTTGCGGCGCCGGCACGCGGCCAGCCGCTCCTCGAGTTCCTGCTTGAAGCGCAGCCAGACCCCGTGCTGCAGGTCGGTTGTGGTCAGGTGCTTGTCAGACATTTGCCGCGGCGTTCACAGCTTCAGCCCAGCGCGCGAACGCATGCAACTGCTCGGCCGAGAATGTGCCGTCCATCCGCAGTACCGCAGTTCCATCTTCGTCTGCGCACATGGACACGTAACCGTCACAATCCAATGCTGCAACCTCTTGCTCAGTCATTTCCCCTCCTACAGGGCTTGATTCAGACCTTCGGGAACCGCTCGATCCAGTCGATGAAGTCGTCCCCGAACATCACCCACGACAGCAGGAACGCGGCGCAGACGACGGGGACGATGAGCCAGAACATCACAGCTTCGACTCGACGTCCGCTTTGATCTTCAGAATGCGCCGGGCGATGCTCTCCTCGGACTTGTCGACGAACTTCTGGAATTCTTCCGCGATGTTGTCGCGCAGTTCGATGTTCTTGCGGTTCACGTAGAAGCCGAACGCGACAACCACCGCGACGGCAACGAAGGCAATCAGGGCAAGCAGTTCCATGGCTACTCCTTGGGTGAATGACAATCATCCACGGCGTTTGCCGCGGCGGTACTGGTACGGCGCGGCTCGGATGAGCCGGCCTTCTC